TTTAAATGACCAGAGAAAACTACGTACGACCCGCTATACTAAAAGATACTTTAGAATTAGCACCTAGAATACGCCAAGCTGACCGTGCAGAGATTAGAGCATCTAATAACTCTTCACCTTTACAAGCGTTAGTGTTTCCATTTACGGAACCTAATGGTAAAGTTTATAGTATTATAGGTACAACAGATGAAGGTGTTATAGGTATGTTTGGTGTTGCTAAATGTGCTGAGCCTGACTATGGCGTAGCATGGATGTTGTCTAGTGAAACACTATTCAAACATACAAAACAATTTATAAAAGAATGTCCGTATTGGATAGATGAGATGGGTAAAGGTTATAAATATCTTTATAACTTTGTAGACAAAAGAAATTGGAAGTCACTTAAATGGCTTCAGTATTTAGGCTTTGAACCAAAAACTGAAATAGGAGATTATGGTTTTGGTAAAATGCCATTTTTATTAATGATGAAGGAGATAAACAATTAACTATGTGTGATGCAGTATCGGCAATAACTGCCGGATTGAAGATAGCTACAGCAGTACAAGATTACAGAAGCAAAAAAGTAGTTGCAGAAAGTCAAGAACAAGCAAACGCAATAACAAGAAAAAATTCTGACCAAGCATATTTAAATGATTTAGCTAAAATAGATGCAGAAAAAGTGGCAGCAAGTAGAGAAAAAAAAGCAGAAGATTTTAGAATATCTCAAGAAAATAATAAAAAAGAAGCACAAGCATTAAACATGAACGCAGGTAATGGCACTAAAATTATACAAGACATTGCAGGTACATATGATATGCAGTTTTTAGATGTTGCAAGGGATTATGAAACAGATGTAATTAAATTAATGTATCAAGAAAATGATGCATATGCTGCACAACAAAGAAGATATAATAGTATTAAACCTGTCGTAATGCCTAGTCAAACAGGATTATTATTACAAGTAGCAACAGCAGGCGCTGAAGGTTATCAAATGAATAAAGCATTAACTAAACCAGATACAGGAGAGGTAGTAGCACCATAATGGCATATAAATCAAGAGTAACAAATAAATACATGGGCTCTACGTTTGCAGGTAGAGTAAACGCAGCCACTGCAACAGATGCAACAGATTTAATTAACATTTTAAAAAAAGATGTTAACCCTGCTATTAGCAGAATAATGGTTAAAAATGTTGAAAACAAAAAAGATGAAGCTGTACAAGAAATTAATCAATTGTTAACTACAAGAGATGCTGACACAGTTCAAAAAGAAATACTAGAAGGTAAACATCCTAATTTAAATAATAAATATGTACAAAAAACTGTACAATATCACACAGGAAGACACCAAGCTATTGATGCTATTACACAGATAGAAGCCAATAAAGATAAATATGATTTTCAAACAACTAATCTACCTGCTTTTTACAAAGAATATTTACCAAGTTTTGCAGATAAAGATGGTTCGTATGCTTTAGGATTTGCAGCTGTATTTAATAATTATAAAGCTAAAGATGCTATTAAAGATGCAAAAGTAAGAAGTGATTTTGCACAAACAGAAAAATTAAAAGAAGGTGCAAAAATAGTTTCACGTACAGAACCAGAAGATTTCTGGAAAGAAGTAAACAGTTTACATACACCGCTTCCACCAGAAGAAGGTGGCACAGTCAGAAGATATTTATATACAAATAAAGAAGCTAATGATGCTGCACTTTTATTTCTTAACAACGCTATTGATGGAGCTGCAAGTACTGCTGATTTAGCTAAAATAGAAGATATTATAAACATGGACAGAGGAATTGGTGAAGGTGGAAACGAATTAGGTTCATTAAGAAGTGTTAAAAACAATGCTGATATTGCAAAAGTTATTGAAGCTTATGAAAATAAAAATAGAACATTAGCTAATGCGGAATATACAGCATCTGTTAGAGCTACAGAAAAAGATAAAAAAGAAAGAATAGAAAATATATTTAGCATAGACAGAAGCACAGTTGAAGGTGAACTAGAATATCAAACACAAGTTAAAGATGCTGTTAAAGCACATCCATCTTTAAATATAACTTTAAATAGTATTGCTAAAAACAATTTAGAATTATTTGAAGACCAAAACAAAGTTGCAAACATACAAATAGACATAATGAATGGTTTGTACAACAACAATGAACAAGGGTTATTAGAAGCTTATAGGGATGCATCAAACAATCCAGAAACATTAGTGTTATTAAACAAAATGTTAGTAGATGCTAAAACAAGAGAAGCAAATGCATACACACCACCATTTCAAGAAAAAGCATTTACAAATACAGTTGGTAAAATTAATAAAATAATTGTAGAAAAAGTTTCTGCTGTAGATAAGAAATATAATTCACAAAAAAATCAGTATGTGTCAGATTTAATTGAACAAGAAATACAAAAAGATTATATGGAATGGTTGTCACAACATCCTAGACCTTTAAAATTAGCTGATGCTAGTGAAAAAGATGCGTGGAATTTAAAACAACAAGAGTTCTTTACTAATACATATAATGAAAAAATACAAACATATTCTAATCAAACATGGTTAAATGCTTTAGCAGATAGAATAAACAAAGAAGGAATAGATTTAACTTCTTCTATTGACTTAGATGATATAGTAGTTGAGTATTATGAAAGTAATGTTGCAAGTGCAGTAGAAACTTTTAAACCTTTTGCAACTCAGATTACTTCACAGGCAGAAGCTAGTTTATTGTCGCCAGTTACAGTAATGATGGAAAGTGCAGATTTTCAAAGATTATTAAATACAAAAGGATTTGAAAACTTTAAAACTGATAAAGTAGCACAACAGTCATTAGCAGAAAGATTAATTAAAGATTTAGAAATAGAAAATACTGATTACACTGACCAAATAAATCAAGTAATAGATAGTATAAATGAGAACATACAAACGTTTGACCTTCCTAAAATTGAAACATATACACCTTTAGGTTTATTTGAAAAAGGTGACAGTGTAGAAGCACAACAAAATTTCTTTGTAGATACACTTGAGCAACTTACAGGAAGACCAATAACTAAAGATTTATACAATAGAGTTCTAAGTGAAGACGCTAAGTTAAATTTAGCAAAAGCATTTAACATTAGTTCAGTTCAATTAGATGAATTGGTTAGTGAATATTTAAAATAATATAGGAATAAACAATGGCATTAGATTTAGGAATTTCTTTTACAGAAGATGATACGCTAACAAACACAGAGAAGGGTATGGCTTCTCATAAAAAGAATAGAAGAAACAGAATAGAACGTAAAAAATATGATGCTATGCAAAAAGCTGAACGTCAAAAACTTGCACTAGACAAACTACAATCTGATGATTTTCAAAATGTATTACGTAGATATTATGAAGGTGGTTTAAGTGATGCAAACAATGCTGTTACTGGTGGTAAATCAATTAAAGATTACACCAAAACTGAATTAATAGAAAAATTTTATCAAGACAGAATTTGGAGTGAGTACAATACAGTAGGTATTGTTAATGATGTTGGACAAGTATTAGCTAAGGATGACCAGTACAAAGGTGACTGGGCAGAGATTACACAGTTGTATGCTGACTTACCTTATTTTGGTGGTGAAACAATTGGTTTTTACAAGTGGGCTAAAGATTTTGTACCTGCATTAATAGCTGACCCGATTAACTTATTTAGTTTAGGTGCAGGTAAAATTGTTGCAAGAGAAGCAAGTAAAACTGCAATAGGTGCTTTAAGTAAAGCTGAGTTTCAAAAACAAGTAGCTAAAAAAGCTGCATTAGAAATAGGTAAGAAAGAAGCTATGTATGGTGGTAGTGTTGCCGTAGCCGCTGACTTAGCTAGACAAACTGCTGAAAAAGATGCAGGATTAATGACTGATTATAATTTAACTAGAACATTAATTACAGGTGCAACAGGTGGTGTAGCACAAGGTACAATTGGTGCCGGCATGTCTGCATGGTCTGCCAAAGGTAAAGCAGGTAAGTTTTATGACAAAGGTGATGGCTTTAAGTCTGACTTTGACAGAGACTTTGCGTGGGCAGGTAGTAAAGCTGATGAAACCTTTTCAGGTAAAGATGGTAAAGTAAAAAAATTCAAACCAGAAAATCCATCTAAGAAAAATCCCAAAAGAGTAACAGAAAGAACAAGTGAAGTAGAGACGATAAACAACAAAGTTAATGAAATTAAAAGACGAACACCTATTATTAATTTATCTAAAATCAAACCAGATGATGACCATAATGTTATTATTCAAGAAATTAAAAACTCTGTAAATAAACTAGTTAAAGAAGGTAATGTTAGAACAACAGAAAGAGTTGGTCTATTTAGACAAATACAATTAAAAGCTGCTAAATTATTAGGTAAAGAAAATGCAGAAAAGTTAGATGAAGAATTAAAAACAATTGCTAAAATATCACCAGACTTAGCACCTACTATTTATGCAGGTCGTGTTAACATAGTAAACAAAAGTAAAGAAGTTTCTGAAATTAGAACATTAGCAGATAATGCTGTTGACATGGATGAGAAAATTGCAGTTACAAATAAATTAATAGAAGCTTTAGATGAAAAATCTGTATTAATTAAAAACCATGTAGAAACAGTACAAGGTGTTTCTGACGCATTAAACCAACAAAAATTAATGGTAGAAATGACAGAAGCTGACAAGTTAAGAATAGAAACAGATATAGCATTAAAAGAAGAATTACCATTATTAATTGCTAAAATTAAAAAATTAAAACCGGCACAAAAAATAAAAGCTGTTAATGATTTAGCTGATATAAGTAAAAATGATTACAAAATGAATAAAGTAATTAAAAACATTAATAGAAAATTAAAACAAAAAGATGTTACTTTCTTTGAAGCTTACAATGAATACACAACAGCAAACTTACTAGGCGACCCTACTACACATGAAATTAACTTACTGTCTGCCGCAGTTAAATTTCAAACACAAATTGTAGAACAGTTTGCAGGTGGTTTAATTAGTTTTGGAAAAGGTAATAGAAGACAAGGTATAAATCAAATTAAAATGGCAGGTGATTTATTAATTGCACAAACAAGATTTTTTCAAATAGCATTTAAAAAAGCTAAGTTATCATGGAAAGCTAATAGAAGTATTGGTGACAGTTTAGAGCACAGATTTGATGGTAGACAACAAAGAAACATGGAAACATACTTTGAACAATTAAAAGCTTCTGACAGTATTATCAAACAAGTTGCAGGTAAAGCAGCTACACCGCTTGGTAAATTATCTTTTCTTACTTTAAGATTACTAGGTGCCGGTGATACTTTAATGAAAAACATTTTTAACAGAGCAGGAAGAGTTGCCAATGTTAATCAAAGAATGAGAGCTTTTTATCCTGAATTATGGAAAGAAAGAAAACTATTTAACAAATCAAGTATTGTTGATTTACAAGATAACATAAGAAATACTAAAGAAAATCTTAGATTTGAAACAGCACAAGATAAACCTAATGTTAAAAGAATAGAAAAATTAAATAAAAAATTAGCAGAATTAGAAAAAACTAAAGTAGAACAAACACCATTTGAAAAAAAATGGTCTGAGTTATATTATCAATATGAAGATGAGTTTGGTAATTTTAAAGAAACAAAAACATTTAATAAAATAGAAGCATCATCATTAGATGACTTAACTAAATCAGTTGCAAACGACCCTACATATATTGCTCGTAGTGGTTCATTTACACAAAATCTTAAAAATGAGATGTTAGATGCTAACCAATTTTATCCAGACCAAAAACAAAGTGGTGCTAATATTGGTGATTGGTTATTAAAGACTGTTAATAAAGCTCCATTACTTAGAGTGCTTACAAGTTTACACTTTGTAAAAACTCCTGTTAACTTATTTAAATATGGTTGGCAAGCAACTCCTATACTTAATAAATTAAACATGGAATTTAGAGCTATGCAAAATGCTTCTGACCCTATTGTTAGAAACAAAGCACAATCTATTCAAGGTGTAGGTGCTGCTGTGTATGGTTTAGCAACTTACCTAACACTACAAGGGAGTTTAACAGGATATAGAGAAAAAGATAGAAAACACAGATTTGCTTATAAATGGCAAGATGAAAATGGTGTTACACAATACACACAACTTTCTCGTTTCTTTCCTTTATCAATTCCGTTTATGGTTACAGCATCAATACAAGATGCATTAGAAGAAGCAGGTGATATATTTAATGACCCATTACACAGCGCAGAACAAGAAAGATACATGGATTTTATGCGTCATATTGCAGGGTCATCATTTTCTTTGTGGTCTAACATTTTTGCTAGTAATTTAATGACACAAGATTTCTTTAAATTAACTGAGATATTTTCTGAAACAGAAGCTACGAATGAAGAAGGAGCTGCTAATATTTCTAAATTAGAAAGATATTTTGGAAGATTTACTTCTAAAAATGTACCATTAGCTACAACATGGAGATGGACAAATAAAGTATTTGCAGATGGTGAAGCAGAACTTGTAACAGCTTTAGACCATTTAAAACAATCAACACCTTATGGTTTATCTAAAATAATAAATGAAAAATACTTAGGTGGTAAATATGATATATTAAATTATGGAGATGCATTATCACCAAAATCTGACCCGTTGGGAAATGAATATGCAAAACCTAGAGGATTGTTACTAGGTCAAGCACAAGATATGTTTCCTGTTACTTCACATTGGAGTGATAACATGGTAGACAGTAACGGAAATAAAATTGTATTATCACCGGAAGCTAGAGAAAAATTAGAAACTTCTAATATTAAATGGGAAAGACCTCAGTTTACTATTCAGCTTGGAACTAAGAAACCATTGAATATGAAATTAACTACAGCTATTCAATACAAACATCCGGTTACTGGAGAAACAATTAAATTTCCAGAAGGCATTACTATGTACGAAGCAATGCGTCAAGTTAAAGGTCAAATTAAAATAGCAGGAAGAACTTTAAATGAAACATATCAATATGAGTTAGAAAATCCTAATTCTGAATTTAATAAAAGATATGCTTCTAATAAACTTCTTGGCGGTAAATATATTGGTGATGATTACCTACTACAACGAATAAGAGAATTTGAAAGAGAAGCTAGAGAGTGGATTAAAAGCAATGCTTTGATTGATATTAATGGTAAAATCACTACAGCTAGTGCACTTAAACGTAACGCAGAAACCATTGAATTTATGGAATTAATGGGTGAATAGATAAAGTACCCCTTTTAGAAGAGATAAACACAAATTATGGCTAATTCATTCGTAAGATACACCGGAAACGGTACAACTACTACATACGCTATACCTTTTAGTTACAGAGATACAGCTGATTTATCAGCTACAGTAGCAGGTGTAAACGTTACAGCTTACACTTTAGATGCCGCAGGTACTAACCTTACATTTACTACAGCACCTGCTAATAATGCTGCGATTGAAATACGAAGAACTACAAGCCAAAATACAAAATTAGTAGACTACGTATCAGGCTCAGTATTAACTGAAAATGACCTAGATACAGATAGTGACCAAGCGTTCTTTATGTCGCAAGAAGCGATTGATAAAGCAGGTGACGTAATATCATTAGATAACGTAGACT